CCATAGCTCAGTTGGTAGAGCGCCAAACTGTTAATTTGGATGTCCCAGGATCGAGACCTGGTGGACCAGCATATGCCCGAATGGTGGAATCGGTATACACGACAGACTTAAAATTTGTTGCTTTACGGCATGTCGGTTCAAGTCCGACTTCGGGTACTAGAAAAGAGTAATATGTTACATCTCACGGAGAAAGGCGTTGAAATTTTTATTAAAAAATCACAAACGCCAAAACAAGAATCGTTTTGGAATAATTATGATCTTGTTATATGGAAAAAGGATAACGGCGGATATTCCGATATAAAGGGCATGTTTAGAAAAAATGCTTGGGGAAAGACAGAAAAAATTTCTGTCAATAAAAACGGAATATGGATGTTGCCAAAAAGATATGTCAAATATTTTAAATGATTTAAATATAAATGATAAAAAAATTGAATGGTACGACCTAGCTTTATGCTTAGGTATGGACACAAATTTATTTTTTGACAAGTACGAAGCAGATATAAATATAGCTAAAGGCATAGATGAAGCATGCTTGTCTTGTCCAATTATCAAAATTTGTTTTGAAAAAGGAAAAGAAGCAGATGACTATGGAGTTTGGGGCGGTGTATATCTTAGCTCTGGATCCGTGGACAAAGTCAGAAATTCCCATAAAACAAAAGATGTCTGGAAGAGGCTAAAGGATAAAAATGTTCATAGATAAAAATAAAAATCATTTTGAGCACGGTATAAATCAATGGACTGGTGAGCCGATCAAACCAGTTTTTTATACTAAAGAGATGGCAAAAAAAGTAAGAGAAATCAAGTCACCAGCTGCTGACTTGAGGTTAGACATGGTAAAGTACCCAGAGTTTATAGCAATTAGACTATATGAAGATAATTTTTCAAAATATGACGGAAGCATGAAACTGCGAGTAATAGAATATGTTGAAATGGTTAAAAAGATAGTAGAGTCATATGGTGTAAGGTGTGAACTTGAGGGGGTTCCAAGTGGAAGAAAGACATGAGATAGTAAATATAGTATACATATATGCTGAAGAAATACACGGTGTGCTCGAAAGTCTTGGAGCCTACGCCTCAGTAGTAAAATATACAAAAGATGGAATAGATCATGAAGAACTGATAGATAACGAAGAGTTCGTTATACTTGAAGAAATTGTATTTACTTATTTAAAGGAAGAATAATTATGGAAAAAGTTTTATGTTATTGTTGCAACAAAACAAAGAATAAATTAATTGCAAGAAAGTCTTCTCTGCTTTCAATTAATTTATTAATGTGCGAAACATGCATTGTGTCTAAGTTTGAGCCAAGATGGGTAGTAATTTTATCTGGAAGACAATTTGGCCCAGAAACAGTAAGAGAATATGTAATTAAAAAAAGATACTGCGGTAATGAGATTTCAGCATCTGAGTTACTAGTTTAATACTCATATTGTAGTATAATATAGTAATAATGGATAGTTTTTCAATAATAATTGCTATATCAGCCTCTATAGTCAGTGGGTTTGCTACTGCTATATTTTCTTCATTTAAAGAGAATAAAAGGGATAAGATTAGGAAGCAAGAAAGATCACAAGATATTTTAAGATTAGAACTAAAAGATTTACAAATTAATTTATATAAACTTGAGCGTGATTTAGATGAATGGAAAGATAAATATTTTGAAGCAATTCAAGAATTAATAAGAGTAAAGTCTGAATTAGAATCAACTTTATTAAAGCTTTCTCACGTAGAATTACATGATTTAGAGGACTAGCCCTAAAAATATATAAATAGTATACTTATATTATGACTTGTATTGTTGCAATTGCCCAAGGTGGTGTCGTATATATGGCATCAGATCATGCTGCCTCAGATGATAAAACTGGTTGGATACTGGCAAGAAAAGAACCTAAATGTTTTAAAGTTGGTCAGTATGCTATTGCATTTACAGATTCATTTCGCATGGGGCAAATTCTTCAGTACATGTGGACTCCACCAAAATATACACCAACAAAAACTAATTCTGGATTAGATAAGTTTATGAGAACTAAGTTTGTTGATTCGGTTAAGGCTGCATTTAAAGAGCATGGATATGGAAGCATTGGATCATCCTCTGAGGAAGACACTGGTGGAATTTTTATAGTTGGCCTTGAAGGTAGAATCTTTACTATAGATGAAGACTTTCATGTTGGGGAAAACATAGTAAACTATATGGCAGAAGGAAGCGGAGGACAGATTGCTCTTGGTGCGCTTCATGCTACTAAGAACCAAAAGAACCCCCGACTTCGCTTGAAGGCAGCGTTAGAAGCAGCCACTGAATTTAACATGAGCGTATCTGCCCCCTATACATATATTCAAGTTTAGTGTATAATTGAATCATGATAGAGGCATCGACAGTAATTGCAGTAATGGCAACAGTTATTTGCTTTATGCTGTTTAAATCTTTTACTTCAAAATATTCTTTAGGCTTATACTACATAGATAAGCTAGAAGAGCATGCAAATAATGAAAGTTCTTCTGACGGTGCTATTGACATAAACCTTTTAAGGCCAAGTAATTATGATCATGCTATAGATTTAAGAGGAGCCCCAACTCACCAATGTGTTTGTGGATGCAACATTTGGAATTTAAAAACAATATTTGATAATTTTGAGATAGCTACATATTTTATAGATATGGAGTGTGCAAATTGTGGTAGTCTTGCGACTGCCCCAACACCAGTAGATAGGGAAGCGGGACAATGAGAAAATCAGAAAGACTAAGACTACTAGAACTTCAGGTAGTGCGTATGGAGCTATACATTGAATTGTTAACAGGAACAGTAAACAATCTATTAGACTCAAGAGAAATGGTCATGGAAGATACAGGAGCGATAGACAAATTGCATTCCGATCTACAGGCTGGAAAATGGTATCAAAAAAAGCTTGACAACTAGGGTATATTTAGTAGAATATACTTATGAATAAAAAAATAATAACTATAGCTTTAACACTTACACTACTATTTCCAATAACTGCTAACGCAGCGCTGAAGAATCACACGGTAGCAGTACCCACAATTGCAGTATTAGATACGGCACTAGATTCTTCTTTGCCAATTTTTAATGGCAAAATTGCAACTGAAGTTTGTATTATTGATTGGGCTTCTTGTCCAAATGGACAAAAGTTTATGGAGGGCCCTGGAGCTGCCGCATTACCGTCTAATCTGATTTCAAAGAACGGATTTGAGCATGGAACACAGATGGCATCAATTGTTGTTCAAAATAACCCAAATGTCAATATAGTTTTTATTAGAATTATTGGGGCTACCGCTACTGGTACCAGACAAACTGCGTACGAGTCAACGGTTTACAATGCATTAAATTGGGTTTATTCTAATAAAGATAAGTGGAACATTCAAGCAGTTACTATGTCACAGGGAAATCACTCTTTAGGTGCACAAGGAACAAACTATTGCCCAAATACACCTAAGACAAAAGATGCAATTGTTAAGTTAATTTCAGTAGGTGTTCCATCATTTTTTTCAACTGGCAACACTCGTGACTATAAAAGAATTGACTGGCCTTCATGTATTGACGAATCAATATCTGTAGCATCTGTAGATAACACTGGTTACGTTGCTAGGTACGCTAATTACGATGTAGACAAAGTAGATTTTGTTACACTTGGAGATACCACTGCCTACTCAGCTGGTAACATTCAAAAAAATGTAAGTGGTACATCTGCTTCAACAGCATTAGCAGCATCACAGTGGGTGCAGCTAAAAACTGCAAAGCCTAGCTTATCTTATCAAGATCAATACAACTTGTTGCTAAAAACTTCATCTACAGCCTTCAACTCAGTAATTAAGAATGCAAAGCTTATTAATATTGAGGCAGCGATTAATGGCTGATTTGACAGTGATGGATGAAATAATTGGAGAGGTTGCAGAGGGCCTATATAAAAAATGGTCCTCTGCTCTACCAGAAGATGAAAAAAATCAACAGGCATTTAGTGCAATGTCAAAAAATGCACACGAGACAACCTTATTTGTAATTCAAGAATTTATGAATAAGTTTAATGCCGCAGCGGAGGAATTAAAAGATCAATGATTGTAACGGACGAAAGTTTTGATAGGGTTCTAGATTCTCACAATCTAGTCCTTATTGATTTTTGGGCTCCATGGTGCGGGCCATGCAAAAAAGTGTCTCCAATACTTGATGAAATATCAAATGAGCGTGGATTATGGGTCGGTAAGTTAAATGTTGATGAGAATCCAATCAAATCGGCAGAATACTCTGTAACCTCTATCCCTTATATGGTATTATTTAAGTCTGGGAAGCCAGTTAAAACTATTGCTGGCGCAAAGCCAAAGCATATTATGCTTGAGGAGCTTTCAGAATGGATATAGAGCCAGACGAAGGATACATTGATCATGTAGAGTTTGAAATATGGCTCAAAAATGGTTATGACAGAGGCTGGGTATCTGATGTGTTTTGTGATACACATGATGGTCCGCCTATGACGGAAGAAGAAATGCAAGAGTGGGATGAAGGCGGAGATCCGTGCTCATTTCATGTTAAGATACATGAACTACACTAACTTTCTGTTTCATACAAGAGGCAGAGGAAATAAGGAGAATAAATTAAATGAACTCATTTAAGAAAATCGCACTAGCCATGGTTGCAGCCATGACTTTGGGCACAATGGTAGCAACACCTGCAAGTGCTGCTGTAATGACAGTCGCTGTATCGCTTGACACTGTAGCAAACACTACGGCATCAGCAATCGCAACACCTGCATCATTGCCAGTACCTGCAGACAACTCAGTTGATGCAGCTGACGCACTAAAGTTTATTGCAACAGTTGATGTTGGAACAAGTGTTTCAGTCGTAGCAACAAACGCAACAATCGTGTCTGCACTACACACAACCGCTGCACCAGTAGGAGCAACATCAGGATCATCATCCTTGACAATTGCAACTGGTACAGGAACAACAGCAACATTTTATGTCTACACAAAGACAACAGCAATTGGTACAGTTGTAATCACAAATCAGGGTACAACTCTTACCTACTACGTACAGGGAACTGCTGGTAAGATTAATACTCTTACAGTATCTGCACCTACCGCTGGTGCTGCTGGGACAAAGCAAGACATCTCAGTAACTGCAACAGACACATTTGGAAACAAGGTATCTGCTAAGTCAATTACTGCAACTGTATTTGCTTCAACAGCAGTTATGGACACAGCAACAGTAACAACTGGTGCTACACTTTCAGATTTTGGAGTTGCAAAGTTTGTTGCAACACTTCCAGCAACTGGAACACGCTCACTAATCACATTCAGCCCAACAAATGCTGGAGACGCAACAACTGCTGATGTAGTTGGACTACCTGCTCGTGCACTCGCACCATTTGCAGAAATCACAGTTCGTGATCTAGTTTCAGAACTTGCAGCACAAACTGCTGCTAAGGATGCAGCACTTGCCGCTAAGGCAATTTCAGATGCTGCAGTCGTAAAGGCTGCTGCAGATGCCGCTGCTGCTAAGGTTGCTTCAGATGCTGCACTTGCTGCAGAGAAGGCTGCTTCCGCTACAGCACTTGCTGCAGAGAAGGCTGCTTCTGCTAAGGCACTTGCTGATGCAAAGACTGCTTCAGATGCAGTTGTCCTTGCTAAGGATGCAACTATCGCTAAGCTAACAGCAGATAACGCTGCTTCACTTAAATCACTTAAGGATGCTTTCAATGCACTTGCAAAGAAGTGGAATGCAAAGAATCCAAAGGCTAAGGTTACCTTAGTTAAGTAATTAATAAATGGGGCGGATTTTATCCGCCCCATTTACCTTTTATAAAATAGAGAGTATAATTAAACTATGGAATCAACTAAAAGAACTTTATTAAAAACATTAAGCTGGGAGGTATTTCACCTTGTTGGTGTGGCTGGGGTAATTTATTTATTTACTGGTGAGTGGGAATATGCAAGCCTAGGAGCTTTAATATATATTGGGTGGGAAGCATTAGGATACTTTTTGCACGAAAGAGTGTGGGCTAAATTTGGAAGTAAAGTTAAATGAAAATAAAAATAATTAAGTTTGTTTGTAATGTATTAGGGTATGAAATTGGTTTAAATAATCTTCAGTTACCAATATGGACTATAAAAGAAAAGAAAAAAAATGGGAAAGCACCTCGATAAAATGCAAAGAGCTTTAGCTCAAAGACAAGCTGGAACGTACACCAGTGGACAAAAGAAGCCTGGATCAATGAATATTAAAAAAACGGGCTATAGAGGGCAGAAGGCAAAGGGATCTAAGTAGTGTTTAGTGGATTTTGTGAAATAAAAGGGTGTGAAAAGAAAGCAACCAGGCTTTCAGGACATCAATCGGGCCCAGTTATTGATATATGTGACGACTGCTGGCATGAACAGTACAAGTCCTAATCAACTAAATGCTATAATAGTCTTATAAGCGGAATACTAGTCCCGCTTAAATAGATAACCTATAGGAGTAATAAAATGACAACAAATGGAATTAATGGCGGAGGCTTTGAAGCCGCTAAGCCAGCAGGAACAAACGATATCAACGCACACTACTCAGACAATACTGGATCAGCATTTGCTGCAACAGATAAGTCTTCACAAGACGGAGCTGGCGTCGGAAATAACGGCAAATAATTATGTGTATTGAATGTGGATGCGAAGCATTCGGCAGCTCAACAGGAGTTATTCCAGTTGAAGTTACTGATGTTTCAAGAGATGGTGAAGCAGGTCTTACATTAAGTATGACTTCAACACCTGAGCAGACAAGACAATTTATCAATGAGTAATTTTCAAAAAGATGACGGTACTGGCACCACCCCACCACCTAACGGTGGGGCTGCTGGTTCTGTTACAAGCAGAGAAGCAACAAGAAAAAATCCTAAACAAGGTATGGTCGTAGACAGAAATAAACACGGTATACGTAGAGAAACTAGCTTAATACCAAAAGCACCTAAAAAAACTGGTAGAAAAAAGATATAATTTTTTATAACAACACCCTATTAAATATAGGGTGTTTATAATTTAAGGTTAGTTATGATAATTCAAATTATTGGCTTGCCTGGTTCTGGTAAAACTGAATTGGCAAAGGCATTAAAGGAGCGCATTAACGCTATTCACCTTAATGCAGATGAAGTACGTGCGACAATAAATTCTGACCTAAGCTTTACTTCAGAAGATAGAATAGAGCATGCAAGACGCATGGGAGAAATAGCAAGGCTAATCTCTAGGCAAGGCGTTGCTCCAGTAATCGTAGATTTTGTATGCCCAACTGATCTAACTCGTGCAGCATTTGGTAAGCCAGATATTTTGGTATTCATGGACACTATTGCAGAAGGACGCTTTGAAGATACCAATAAAATGTTTGAGCGACCAACAGAGTTTGATGTGTCATTCATTAGTCATAACTTAGATGCAGAAGCAAAAGCATCTCACATAATTGATAGGTTTAGTCTTCATGATTGGTCTGCTCCAACCACTCTAATGCTTGGGCGCTATCAGCCATGGCACGAGGGGCATCACGCCCTTTATAAAGAGGCGGGCAAGAGAACAGATCAAGTCTTGCTTGGTGTACGTAATACATATAACACAAGCGAGAAAGATCCGCTTAAGTTTGATCAGGTAAAAGAATACATTGCCAAGGATGAATTTATGGATGGCGCATTAGTATTAAGACTACCTAACATTACCAACATCGTATATGGACGTGATGTAGGATATAAAATTGAACAAGTAGATTTGGGGGCCACTATCCATGCTATTTCAGCAACTGAAAAACGTAGGGAAATGGGTCTTTAAACAATTAGAAAATGCTGGAAAGGCAATGAACGAAGCAGAAGAAAGACTTTTTTCTGAGGATAAAGATGAACGTAAGTAAACAAAGATCAGCAGTAAAGGCAATCACTTGGCGTATCATTGGTACAGCAGATACTTTTGTAATATCTTGGGCAATAACAAAAGAACCAGTAACCGCAGGAGCAATTGCAAGCTTTGAAGTGTTTACAAAAACAATTCTTTACTACTTACATGAGCGTGGGTGGAATAAAATTCATTGGGGCAGAAAAAATTAAACTATATCATCATCACATACCAAGAACTGGTGGAACATACCTAATTAGCTCTTTAGATAAATACGATATGCTTAAGTCTGGCACAATAAATCCATTCATGCATGGCCCAGAATGTGGCGGAGACTCGTATTCAATATCAAAATTAGATGTAGAGTCACACAACTTTATAAGTGGTCATTTTGCAGCAGAGCCATATAAGATAGATAAAGAAATTAAATCTTTTACTACATTAAGAAATCCAATTAAAAGGCTTGTTAGTCAATTTGCTATGATTTTAGGTAATGGTTTTCCAGGAAAAGCTTTATATGAATTTGAAGAGTGGGTTTTCAGCGGAGATGATATGGAGTCAAAATCTAATTTTCAATCAAAGTTTTTAGTAAATGGATTGACTGATCACATAAAGGGATTAAAGCCAGAGTTTAGACACCTAGAGGGTGCAGACATTGAGCAAATTAATAAAGTAAGACAGAGTGGTTGGGGAATAGATGGTGCAAGCGTTTCATATGAAGATGCAAAAAGTGTTCTTAACCAAATGATTTTGGTTGGCAAAACAGAAAATATGAATGAATTCACACTAAGCCTAGCAGACATTATGTATGATGCATACGGAATAGAAAGAAAAGATATGTCTTTTTCTGGGTCTGAAAGAAACTCTGAAATATTAAGTCAGTATATCTACGATAATCTAAACACACATACTCTTGCTAAATTAGAAGATTTAAACTCTATAGATTTCCAGTTATGGGAGGAAGCAAAATGAGTGAAGTAAAGCCAATGAAAATGTGTAGTTGCCATAGATCAAAAACATATCCTATATGCGATGATACCCATAAAGTAAAGAAGACACAAAGTCCAGTTGAGCAATCAATATCTAATGAAATGAAATCAGAAAATGATTAATAGATTTATTTGTAAAATAGTAAAGCATGATCTAATATCTGGTGGATCGTGCCCATTTACTGGCAAAGTATACATGTATTGCAAAAGATGCAACGACATGATCCCAGTTGGAAAGACTATAGATTATTCAAATGAAAAAAAATAATAAGGCTGTATCCCAAAGTAAACTAAAAAGATACAAAAAGAATTTAAAAAGATTATCCTCTAAGGTAATACTCAGCCCTGATCAAAAAAGAGAAGCTGCTTTAAGGAATAAGATAATCCAGGACGGACTCAATCAATAATGTGGTCATGGGTATTAGCTTTAATTGGTGTTACTGGTATATATTTTGTTGGGCGGAAAACAATATGGGGATGGTTTGTATTACTATTTAATGAATGTTTATGGATAACCTATGCTATTGTAACAAAGCAATATGGATTCATAGCATCAGCAATTGCATATGCAGCAGTATATATTAGATCTTACATACATTGGAATAGAGAAAGCAATAATATGACTGTATCAAATAGTGAGATATCTACTCATGGTCATATTGATAAAAGATACATTTCAATAGACTAGACAAGGGTTCAAGACTATGTTAGAATTGAACCTATGAATCACAAAGAAGATATCTTTCGGCTATATGCTGAGGGTAAGTCCTACAGAGAGATCCAGAAAATTCTTGGTTGCTCTAAAGGAACAATTTCATATCACATAGGGGCGGGCCAAAAAGAAAAAGCTTTAGATCGAAGAAAGCAGTCCAGGCACAAAGCTATTGCACATGTAAGAAATGCAAAGCAAGGCAAAAAGTGTACAGATTGTAGAGAAGATTACCCATATTGGATACTTGAGTTTGACCATTTACCAGAGTATGATAAACTGTTTACTATAGGTGGTAGAAGTAGCAGAGATTACAGCATAGAGCAGATCGATGCAGAGATAGCTAAATGTGAGATTGTTTGTTCTAACTGTCATAAGAACAGAACCTATAGAAGAGCTTTAAAAAACGGGGAATACCCAGAGATAGAAGGATACTATACATGAAAGAAAAATGCTTTTACTGTGATGAAGAGGCCATATACAATGGCTATGAAGTCGTACACATAAATGGCGTTGGCGGAGTAGTATCAGTCTGTAAGAAACATTTTATTTTTTCTTCATCGTAAAGGAGAAAATATTGACCGTACATTTGAGTGCTTTCTGCGTTCCTTGCAATAAGAGCGTAGAAGGAAGGCTAACCGAGATGGTTGTCTTAGATTCAGGTAACTGGCTATATAAGGGTGAGTGCCCCCAGTGTTACTGCGAAATTAGGCGAATTATCCCCAAAGATAATTCAGGTTCCTATAATGGTCGTAGAGCAGTTTCCGAAACTGATAATGAAGGTCCGATTCCTTCACCTGAAGCTAAATTATAATATATATAAAATTAGATCCCTATTGACCAAATAGTGCGAAAAAAGTGCGGCGGTAGAGACCCCATTGACGGTACCCGTCAGATATAGTATACTCAACATATGAAAGAACCTAAGATTATGAAAATGGATTGGCGTTCATTAGGATATTGGCCAGTATATAAAGATGGAAAACTTACATGGGAAAAGGACCCAAAAGATGATTAAGTGCCCAGCAATTACTGCAAAAGGAAAAAAATGTCCCATCGTTGGAGAAGCTTCTAGAAATAGCTGGTGTCATGTACACGATCCTTTAGGCGAGAATCAAACTAGAATTAAACAGGTTAGAGAATATAAAGCTAAAAATGGTGGAAAATCTGGAATAGTAAATAAAAAAATATTAGCAAAAGAACAACAGATGAGAGAGTCTATAGCTTTAGATATAGAAGGACAATGCTCTTATCTAATGAATAGTTCGTGCAACTGTGATTTTCACAGGGCAGCAAGTATTGCAAGATATGGAAACGAATAATATGATTGATTGGCTAGTTAATAAAATATTTAGATTTACATCTTTGAGAGAAGCTATTTTTGAAGAAGTTCATATGTATGATCATTTAAAGGGTATTATGAGAGACCCAGAGGCAATGCAAACAGCATCTTTAAGTTGGTGTGAAGGTGATACCTGGTATGGATGGACATATAACGATAAGCTAAACCGTTATTATTTTGATGATATCGGGAACAATTCCTTGATGGGCCTATGGGAAGATGAGTGGCTTAGGAAAGCAGAAATGGTAGAATAGATTTATGGATAACACACAAGAGCTCTCAGATGAAGATATATCAAAGAACTATGAGTCAGATGATGAGCATGTCGACAAATGGAATAACATGGAAAAAGCTTGCTGGACTGGTTATAAGCAGGTAGGCATGAAGAATAAAGGCGGAAAAAAAGTTCCTAATTGTGTTCCAATTAATAAATCGACTGGACTTCCAGAAGAACCAGAAGCTTCTTGGAATGGCGTATTTAAACCAAGGGTAAAGTAATGGGTATATTAAATAACCTATAAGCATATATGGAATTAGAAGAAAAAACAGATAGGATCACAGATTGGTGTGATGATTGCGTTGTTGTAGATAGCATATGCACTGTATGTGGATTAACCCATAACTGTTAATCTAGTTGACTAAAACTACATCCATATAGTATAATTACTATATGAGCGATGCCCTATGTACTAAATATGGATGTGACTATCAATTAGACCTTGATGGTCAAGTCACATGCTTTAATTGTGGTGCCATGGATGATGATATGTTACCTAGACGAACATACGATGAAAGTGATCTGCAGCCCATGCTGGAAGCATGGAAAATAGATCCATATACTCAGGAATTGCTTAGCAGATTAGGATCTGATTATGATGAAAACGGAATCCCATATTGGGAAAAAAGCGGGGAGGCCTAAAAATGATAACAATACTAGCTATACTAATCACATGGTATTTAACTAAACTATATTACACAAGGTCATTTACCTTTGATATAGAACAATCTAATCTAATTAAGGCTACATGCCATAAATGTGCTCGATCTGGATACACTGCTCCAGAAAACCTTCGTGCTCCATATTACTGCATAAGTTGTAAGTAATGGAGTCATTAGCAGCTTTAGCAATCATAGTATTTTGGGTACCAATAATTATATTAATTGCATTTGTTATTGCGGTGCGTAAAAAATGAATAAGTTTGAATCATCATATAGTCAGTTTGCTAAAAAAGAGCCATATAGGGTAGCATGCTCCGAATGTAATAATATTTATTTCAAGGCTAATGATGACCCATTTATATGTCTGGAATGTGCAGTAAGATAGCTGTAGAATTTACAGCAATTTGGTCTTAACTCCTATATCCCCCTCCCCTTTCTCCAGTCTCATATAGCCCTTAGAAGGCTTATATAGTGGAGTAAAGTGGAGCATAGTGGAGAATATATACTATAGATTATATCCAATATACTATAGATACATCTAGTTAAACATACATATGTAATTGAACGATCCGCATGGGCCATCGTAATGTTTTTATTTGGAGGACATGCCCTATCATATTCAGGGATACTTGTCAATGCTTCGTAAAGGGCATATTTTGCCCACATTGTCAATAGATTTCATATAAAAATTCTGACAAATTTTGGCCAATTGTGCATACATTCTATTAGATTTAATATACATTGTATATACATTTGTCGACATTTATATGCATTTTCAGGCGAATTTGTCAAGCCTTCGTAAATAGAAAATTTGCCCCACATTCCACGCCTTGATCAAAAAAAAATCCACACCCTGTGGATAAGGATGTGGATCTAATTTGTGGATGATGTTGGGCTATTCTTCCAACTTCTTCAAGTCGAGCATTTCTTTTACATATGCTCCAATTGTTAAACCTTCTGATACTGTCCCATGTTCCCATGCTTTGATATATTGAACTGACATGTAGTCTGAGATATGTATAATCATTTCAGCAATCTTATTATTGTAGTAATTGTTTTCATCTATAAGTAAACTGGCAAACAATGGTATATTAAACCAATAGTTATCTAATGCTTTATGTATCTGTTCTACTAGTTTTTCTTCATCTGATTTTCTAGCCATTTCCGCCTCCGCCTATTTGTCTAACCCGTTATTATATCAAGAAAAGCAAAAGGTGGCAAGGACCAACAGCCCTGCCACCTTTGCTTAAATTACTTTGCCTTACCTGCTGGAACCTCTGCTGTAAATGTGATTCCCTTTGCTGCAGCCTCCGCTAGAGCTACCTTGGCTGCTCCTGAGAAGCGACCACGTACACCTACTGTAATGCCTTGTGACTTTAGATATTCACGCTTTGTTGCCATTTTAAATCTCCTTTCAAGAGATGTCATTTATATTAATTATACCAACTATTTACGAATTTGTAAATAGATTTCACGCCTTTATTTAGTTGTGTCGTAACAGCTTTATTTTGCCCCTACGAATTTTCAATTAGATCTTCACGATCTTTAATTAATTTAGCAATGATGTTGTGGGCCTCAATGTTCTCAGTTTCTGATCCGCCCCACAAAAGCTTTTGGGCTGTATTTAATTGATCGTTCACATACCTGTCACTCATCTTCATCTTCTTCCTCCTCTTCATCTAGGTCTTCAGGGTCCACGATGTAGTCCCTGCTTAACATCCAATCAAGTACTTCCTCTTGGTGCTGTTCTGCACCCCACTCTAGAGAGAACCCCTGGCCTGCCTCTACAGCCTCACACAGGTGCTCCCACATTTGGTCCTTGGTAACATTAGCCTTGTATGTCTCGTCCTCTAGGATGTTGCCAATTGTCGACCAAGTCCATAGCCAGACCATAGAAAGCCCTAGGTCCGTGGTGTCTAGAATTTTTAAACATTCGTTTAGTTTATCTTTGTCTTCAGGCTTCATAGTGTCCGTGCTCCAATCGCAAATGATAGTTGATATGTTAGTTCATATAATGCTACTAGGGCGTCTAGGTGGCCCTCGCATTCAGTACGGACCATAGAGTCCATTGCTTCTTCGGTCTCTTCTTCCCGTTCGATTGCGTCTGCCAAGTCTTGCTCAGCAATGAGCATTAGATTCTTTAGTTCACCGTGCATAATGTCAAGGCCCGATACTCCAGCATTAACCAAACGTTGCAAATGGGGCGGGAGCCCAATGTCTTCTGCATTCATTTTATACCCTTTCGTTAGTAGAGTTCATTATATCAGTAGCCACTGACAATAAATGTTCGGTTGCGTCAATTGCTCCCATATAAAAATTATCTGATTCAAAGTATTCATCTTCATTTAAGGCAACATTATTACGTGCATCCTCTAAGTCCTGGTTAAGACTAATTAAATGAATCTTCATGTATTCTATAAATGCTGATGACTTAGTCAAAATAACCCTCCGCCCAAAGACCTTCCAAAAAGTCTTGTGCTTTCAATAAGCCTTCAACTAAAGGGTCTTGGTCAACATGGGTTACATCTGACTTCATGATATAAAATAACTTAGCATCATGACAAGCATTTCCCATTTCATCAAGATCTGTTTTAGTATAACCTAGCATTCTATTGCCTCCATATATTTAATCATAGTGTTGAGTGTTATGTGAATATAACAATCACAATCATCTGATGTGTCTCTGTCATCAAAATGTGTCAAGTTGTCATCATACATATAATCAATTAGTTCCTGTGTAGTAATCATTCTTCCTCACATTCTAAATAGTATTGGTCGCCTGCATTTAAATCATAGAACTGATTAAATCTACCTTTTAGGTAATTGTTATCTGACATTTCTGCAAATCTAAAATCTGCATACATCTGCCCTTCATCTAAATTGGAATTGACCCAATCTTCAACTAGCATTTCGCCAATCTCTGAATATGTTGCGTCTATTACCATTTGGTTTTCATTCTCTAGAAAACTTACATTTGCTTCTGACATTTGCTTTTGAGCCTTTAGTACATCTAATGATTCTATTTTCATTTTGCCTCCGCCTTTCGATATTCGGGTACTTTAGTGTCTAAGTATATCTTATGGGTCTGACATTTTGCTACAGCCTCTAGGTCTGCCTCGCCAAGCCAATTGCAGTTGCCACAGATTTCTCCGCAGTCTTCTTCGCAGTATTCCATTTGGTCTGTTGCATCACAATCACGACATTGGTTTTCGTATTCTGATTCTGAGATAACTTCACCACGGAGGAATTCCATTTCTCCACCCCAGCCTGTTTCTTCTTCATATGATAAAGTAAATAGTAGTGTTGGGTATTGTGCAGATAGTTTAGAGATAGCACCAAGAGGTCGTGACCATGCAGTGTTAAAGTTATAATAGACTACATAGTTCTCGCCATTCTCAGATTCTTCCATATATGTATCAGGATATTTATTATCCTCAGATACGGCTACATCCCATTTAGTTCCCCACTCACGAACATTAAAGTTGTACCAGTCATTGGTCTCAAACTTCATTGCTTGTGAAAAGTCGGCGGAACGAGGAGGCTGTCCATGATATACCTCATCAGTAATACCAGCATCTCTATAGTTATAGATATTATGAAAAGCAAAGATAGGATTAACATACTTAGTCTGCTTGACATCATATGATAAATCACCTACTGCAGTAATTGAATAAACAAATGGCTTATTCATCTGTTTAATTAAAGATTTAACTTGGTCAGGATTTCCCTCAATAGTTAAACCGTTATACACCCAATTTGGCATATTATATCCTTTCGTTGATATGTTCCAATTATACAATGGACCACTGACAAATGGAATAGAATTGTCATGTGATACATGCCACATGATTCAGCTTTGTGGTCAAGATCACAGAATTTCAGGCGATTTGCTATTGACATCTTAAAAGAAATATTTTACCCTTAGCTTTTGCGGGCATAGAAAAACCCCCAGATCTTACCTGGGGGTCTTAGAATGGCTGCCTGGATTTCCAACGAAAGAAATAAACCCGCTTTACTTAGCACCTGGCCCGCAGACTGATAGATGCACCATTATATTTCCTATTAAAACCAGGACCTTAGTCCTAGTTTAATTATACCATAACTGGTTGACTGTATTTAGATACAAATGCATCTAAACTTGTATGAAACACTTCCGTGGTTAGGTCTTCCTCATATAGAGTAAACGTTCTAGCCTGCCAATTAATAACAGGGACCTTATGTTCGTTATCTCCTAATCGATTAATGCTGAGACCCCAGCCAGTTTCTTGTGGCCATTGTGCTCCGATTAATTGTGACACACAAATACGTGTGGCATATGATTCATCTGTCCACCGACCTCGTGCTGCCTCTACAGCAGTAGCAAGGTTGGCTAGCATTTGATATCCAGCCCAGTGTCCATATAGATATAACGTATCTCCCTTGGAATCTGTAAACCCAAAGTTTGCTCTATCTCCCATTTTATTCCGCCATTTCTTTTTCGTAGTTGAGTAATTGTACCATTTCATGGGCCCAGTCCACAAGTGACTCGCCCTGTTTGTTTTTATGATGTCCGCAAAAATAAAGAGACATTGTATCTTTCTTTGCTTCCCACATAGCTTGGGCCGCACATTGGTCACACTTAAGCCATTCAGCCATCATAGTTGATTTCCTTCAATCATTTCGGAAAGACGGTCAAGGATCCAAGAGTCAATGTCAGCAATATCAATCTCTGATAGTTTTTCCATAATCTCTTCACGAGCAAACTTATACCCGTCTTGAAATCCATCTTTATAATCTGACATTTTATCTCCTAATATCCTGTCGCTTCTTTGTCTGACCAGTATGATTCTTTTAAATTATACTTGTCACGAATGCGACTTACTTTCTCAATACTACCAGTTCCAATGTTGAAAGTCAACGGTGGCATAAACTCAGGGTCAAGCCCAGTGATTTGTGCATCCCAATAAGCCATCTCGAGAGATAGCCTATCGGGAGCAGTAAGTTCAAAGTACATTAGTTCTCCCTTACATTAGTTACTTCAGTATCAACAATTTCAATCTGACCGTTCTGTGAGTCAACATAAAGATTGTCGTAGATTTCTTGTTCGACATCATCAACTGTGCTCTCAAGCAAATCAATTGTTAATGTTCCGCTAACCTCAATTGTTGCAGACCATTCAACTTCACGTGTAAGTTGAATTTCAAGTGCTTCAGCAATTGCCTGAAGTGTTTCTTGGTCAAGTGAATCAGCATATGCTTCGGTGATAATATCTTTAACTAAACTAATCTTATTTTGAATTGCAGATACCGCTTTAGAATTAGTTCTAGCGTTGTGGAGTTCCCATTCAATGTTGCGAACCTTATCAGTAAGGAATTCTGTATCAGAATAACCACTAATCTTTTTGTATGTTACTAACATATCAGGGTTGTAAGGTGTAAGCAGGTCGTTAATAGTTCCTACAGTTGTTTCTTCCATTTTTTCCTCTTTCGTTTGGTTTGTTGGTTGTATTGTAGCATGCTCCACTGACACTAATGTGGTCTTGCGACCACACGGGCATGTGAGCTCTGTCACACCAGAAGGGAATCCAAACCCGTCCGATGATGTTAGTTCGATTAGACAATCACACTCATCTGGGTCGCAGATAAATGTATATTTACTTGATATTAGTTCGTTGGTCATGAAGAGAATTATACACGAACCCACTGACATTATCAATAGATTCCAGGGAAATTTTATGTGAGTCGTAACACACTTTTTTTGCCTTTACCTTTGCGGGCATCTCATAGCTTGAGATGCGATTCCAACGGGACTTGAACCCGTAGCCTCTACCGTGACAGGGTAGCGATCTAACCAATTGATCTATGGAATCTTGAAAGCAGTTTTAAATCATGCTCAGGATTTTATTTATTTAGAAAGCAGAAACCAATTTCTTGATTTTGTTTTTCTCAGCAGTTAGCACAGGGTCAAAACCACTAGCGCCAGCCATAAGAGTTTCACCATTGCCACGACCCGAACGATAATAATCAAGGCGCTCAGTTAGTGCATTAAATGCACCCCACTTTGTTCCCTTGATGTTAGCGTTAGTTGGTGAGTTATGATACAACTCATCTAGGAGAACAACTTTGTTTTCCCACTTTTTCATTGCGCCCTTTAAATCTTTCTCAGGCTTAGGATAGATTGAACGAATTAACTTTGAGAATTCTGCATCAGTAATTGACTGAGCATAAAGAGCCTGCGCTTCTTTTTCAAATTCATCAAAGTATCCAAGAGCAAGACCAAGAGTCTCACGAGCAACTTGAATGCGACCTTCAACAGATTGCGTGTGGCGAATCTTGAAAGATTGCTTAGCATTCTTCATTGCAAGGTTTAGCGTGTTTTGGCATACAACACGAACAGGTGTAACGGCTGCTTGAACAGCAACAGAACCGTCGTGTGATGTCCATACGATAAGATAAAGTTTTGTCTCATCGTTAGCGCCTTGTGGGTCAAGAACCATTGTGCGTGGAATGTCCACAGTTCCGAAAACTACTTTACCCTTTTTTAGTGAGCCAGCAGATTCCCAACGGCAATCAGCATTGGCATCGTGAATTGCATCAGCGAATGCAAATAGTTCTTCATTCTGCACAGGCTTGTAACGCTTGCCAACAGTAGCAAGAACATCAGTGCCCTTATTGAATGGGTTGTCACGAATTACGAGAGATGCATTAGATACATCATTCCATGATTCGTCAATGTGATTTGTAATTGGAGATAGACGAACATTCCAATTTGCTAACTTTGCCTCTTCAAGCATTGTTTGTGTAGTTACTTCCTCATCTTGTGTAAAGATGCGGTTAGCGAGATTGTGCCATGCAGGGGCACCACGAAGAGCAAAAGCAACTTCGCCGTTTTCCATTTCTAGATTATGAGCCATGGATTTATTTCCTTTCGTTTAGTTGTTGATGTAATTATAACAGGTGCCACTGACATTGTCTAGATTAGATAGTCATTTGTCCGAATTGATCCGTGTGATTAATCTCACAAAATTCCAGGGATATCCACAAGCAGTCGTAAGCCTGTGGATAACCCCGCAGTAGTTGGGGGCTTATCCACACCCCTGTGGATAAACCTTTTATGGATCTATTTAGTTAAAGCTGGGGATTTAGATTTTGCAAAAGCAACTGTGTCTTCATTAAGAAACATTGCAGTTGTCTTTTTCTTTTTTAGACTATCATACACGTACGCAGAAACTTTTCCATTAAAGTTTTTGATGTTACTAAATACTAATTCAGTTAAGTATTCTTTATCTATTCCTTGTTCGGAATAAATAGTTACATCATTAAGTTTGTTAGCGTCATAGATTTCAATTCTGAAACGATTAGCCATTTTATTACCTTTGTTAGTAGTTTCCCGAAGGAGAGCAGTTTGGCGACTTACTCAGGTCGTTCGCAATTTATCGTTATGCGAGAACGATTTTATTTAGAGGTAACGAGCAACCGCATTGTAAGTGCTTGTGCTAACTACTTCCTCATCTGTCATCTTTAGAATACGAATAGCATTAGAGATTTCCTCTTTTTGCTCACGATAGTTATAGACGGAAATTGACTCGAAATCCTTTTCAGGCTCTGTTGGCAAATCCTTTGCTAATACTGTCAAATCGAAATCTATGTTCAGGGTGTTGTTCCATGAGCGATAGTTAGTACGGAAGTTTTCTGCCTTCTTGATGTTTTCCACCGCATAGGCTGAAAGTTCCTTAATCCACTTCTCATGCAATTTCTGATACTTTGCTTCGTTTGCTTCTTGTGATGCGTAATCTGACTCTAACTTTGCTAGTGCAGTTTCGAGTGCCTTGATTACCTTTGGTGTTGCTATCTTTACTGAGATTGCTTTCTGTCGTGCCATTTGTTGCCTTCTTTCGTTAGTTGGTTGGTTGATTAGTATAGCAGGGGGGTCTGACATTTCCCCGAAGGGAGAGAGTTCTTACTTACGACATTGGACGAGAACACTCTCTGAAACTGTCCCTGTTTCGTGGCTTAGCACCCTGTTAAGGTGTGTGCCTCCGTCTTATGCGCCTGTTAGGGCTGAGTCGCTAACTGTTGTCCAACGAGTTTCTTTCGTTGGCATTTCTAGTAGCACTCGCACCGAGCCAGATGCGTTAGGAATAATCTCTTTGATTACTCCTGTCTTTTTTGACTTTAGGGTGGTGAATAAATCGCCAACCTTGTAAGTGTATCCATTTACTGTCATTTTGCTTCCTTTCTTGTAGGTTAGTATTATAGCATTGGGGTCTGACATTAGTCTAGCCCTATCTCAGTATTTGAGAAAGTTATTGTGTGACCTTAGTCACACTCAGGCAGCCACGCATCTAAGTGGTGTTGCTCAATAATAGCCCAAGCGGGCGCATGAGTATTGCCTTTATACGATACGCCTTCGGGCATTTCGATCAATTTATCATAGTCCTCATCATAGTATGCATCAATAGCATCAATGCAAGGCTGCACCATAGAAAGTGGAACGGGTGGATAGTGATTACCTTGTAAGTGATAACCTAACGCTACCTCTAAATCTAATTCATTAGATAAATCTAACGCTGTTGTGTATCCCATTATTTTGCCACCTTTAGAATTGCGTATGAGCCATTAGCATTTATTTCATCAAGAATTGGTTGTAAGCGAGAGCCTACTAATTCTTTTAGCATGCCTTCAAGCATTTCAATTTGAGTTGTCTCATCAAGCATTTTCATTTGCTGAGTTACAGGGTGTCCTTCCTTAAACTCTGTTACGAACTTTAAGTTATGTTCTACTATCATTTGTTGCCTTTCGTTTGTTGGATAAGAGTATTTTAGCATAACCCACTGACATTACCTAATCCATTATGGGCGTGTCGCAGCTTTTGTGAGATTAATCACAAAATTCAGGGGTTGTGGATAACTATCGTAACCTGTGGATAACCCCCCACATATTTGCGGGCGGATCAAAGTTTGTCAAGTCGACACGCTAGTGTTTTATAACAATTATTATTCCCAATACAATAGGAGCTGCAAGACCTATAATTAAACCTATAGCTACCACGGATCCAATTACGTCCCACATTATTTTTTACTCGCAGAGAATCTAATATCCGCTTTACCGTAAACACATAGGCCACAAGATACACAAGCGGACCCATTGCTAGAAATAAGTGGAATTGATTTCATATTCTCAGGACACTTAGCGCCAGGCTTGCCAGTTAATTCTTTCATTGTGTCTTCTGTTGCAGAGAATGTCTTGCCTAGATAAGCAAGGCGGACCTTAGAATTAGTTTTCAAATCAAATGCTATTTCTTTATTCTCATCGTCGGTAGAATAGTAAAGAGATAGATTAGATACATCCTTTAGAATAAGCGCTGCAGATTTTACACGAGTGTAAACCCAGAATTGAACATCGGGATGATTTTCAATAATTACTTTCCAGGCATAGGTATAAGTATCATTAAAGAAATCCCCGTCCCAGTGGATACGAAATAGTTTAGGGGCGTCTTTCTTTTCACAATCAGCAATAAATTCAACAATCATCTCATCCAATAGAATAAGCATTGTATCGGTATCGGCATTGCGTAACAATTCCCAATTGTGTAACAAATTTACTTTTACGCTAGGAAATACTTTTTCTAGTTTCCCCGCATAGCAGACACTCTCGCAAATAGACGTTGCGCCAGGACAAGAATAATTCTTTCCTGCAGGGAGACCGAACGTGTTCGCAATTGCGGCTTGCTTTCCATTTTTTGTGACAAGGTTAGCCACCTTTCTATCATTAGAGCGTTTAAGTTTCATAGGGGTAATTATAGCGGGTGCCTCTGACATTAGTAATCCTCATCCATTCCATGGCCTGCAGACGCAAGAGCGTCCGAATCAGCCCAGCCAGTAAGTTCATAGAATTCCATTTCTTCGGAATCATAGCATTCGGCGCAGATATAGTCATCGCCATAAATTTCATATTCTTCAATAGAGCCGAAAGTTTCTTCCGCTCCACAAATTTCATAGTTTAAGCAAGCAACGTGAAATAATTCCATTAGTAGCACTCCCCGCACATTGGATAGTAGTATTCGCCATCATCGGTTATAAATTGTGAGGTAACCTCACCGCATGAAGAACATTTATTCATGAGTTGACCTTTCGTTTGTAGATATTGGAATTATAGCAGAATGGACTGACATTATCTACGACACGCCGATGATCTGCCCCAATTTCCAGGGTGATTTTGATCACATCTTAACGACACGCCCGACACCGCAGCTTTTGTGGGCGCTTTCGATCTAATTGTCAAATTTGTTTTTATGTTTTATTTTTCTTGTGTATTTTTTTTTATTGCGAACAGGTTGCGCCGCATTACTGCGACGCAATTCCTGAATGCGTTTTACTTTATCTCGAAGAGAGTTTTGGAATAACATAATTACTCGCTTCATAGAATTTATTTACATTAAAGTTTTCATTTTCATTTGCACAAAATTCTGCAAAGTCTAAAACCATTTTAGAAAAAACAGCGGGGTGCGTTTTATCTGAATTATAGTTTAAGATTTCAGCAATTGCCTCGAAATGTTTTCTTGTCATTGTCATTTTGTTACAACCTTTCGTCCTTCACGATAAAAAACTTTTGTGTAGCATTTTCCTGCTGGCGTGTAAATATTTACAGTTGAGAATTCATTAGCAAAACCCCAATCGGTAAAAGAAAAGAAATCTTTCCATGCTTCCATTTCATCATTGTACGGCTTAGTCCAATGAGGAGTGTTTGAGTCATAAGCAATAGTTATTTTATACATTATTCATTTACCCAATCTACTGTTAGTTCATCTGAAATTTCTGCAATACAATCGCAAGGCTCGACATCATAATTATTTTCATCACCGAAAAAAACAAATCCTGCGCCACCGCATTCATCACAATTAGCCGCAATTATTTCTATGTATTCTTTCATCTTAGACATTATTCAAACGCCCCTTCATTTAGTAATCCGATTTCAATGTTAAATAATTCATCTGGTGTTGCTTCGGATAAATCTACCCAAGAAACGCCTTCTTCATTTATTCTTGCAAATTCAATGTATCCCATTATTATTCACTTACCTTTACTGCTACTGTGCGACATACTGTTTTTCCAAAATTGCTTGGTCGCACTTCTACCAAATAACTTTCGCAACCCTGATACCAAACTGCTTTAGGGTGTATCTCTGCTGAGATGATTTCGCCCGTTAAAGTTTTTGAGCGATACTGTGTTCCTACTAGTAGGTGTTCTATTGTGTAGACATTTGCTGACATTTGGTGTCCGCCTTTCGTTTTGTTGATACCGCAATTATAGCGGATAGGGCTGACATTTTCACATTACTAGCCAGTAAGTCCATGATGTGAGACGCTCAAGTCATGTGATAAGCGTCACACGATAATGTCCGTTTTGTCTGTCAAGTCGACACGCCGTAGAATCTAGGGTGATTTTCATCACCGTCTTAACGACACGCCCGACGCCGCCACAATTGTGGGCGCCGTGCCGATTTGTCAAGTCGACACGCCGTTAACCTAGTGTGAGTTATGTCTCATCTTCTAATTCGGCTAGATAGTCCTCATGCTCAATAAGCCCTATGCTAAACGCTACGGGGTCGCAGCATTCTAGTATCTCGGCGGGGGTGAATGTAGAGTAACCGATTTTTACGCTAGGATAAACATCATTAAGTAAATCTATAAAGCTTTCTTTTATCTCTAAGTCTTTTTCTAATTCTGATCTCAATTAAATAACTCCTTCATTTCGTTAATAAAGTCATTCCATACGATACGCCCCATGTATAGGGCGGGGATACCGATACCTAGTTGCACTAGTGTAGTAAGTAGTCTATTCATTACGCATTAGCCTTATCTCTTAGTAGTGTCATAGCGTTATCTATTTGATTATACGCATTAGCGCATGAGTAGCAATAGGTCTCGGTTGCTATACCGCCTAGCATTAGTGCATCTATACCGCTATAAACTAAATCGGTATTACTACAGTTGATTACTTTACATTCTTTCATTACTTATTCTTCTTTCTCTTGATTACTTTATAGATTGTAGCACCTAGCACCGACAAGATAATAAACGCCCATGATTGGGATACATAGAGAAAGTCCCCTAGGTCAATCATTAAGCCGTATTCGTTTAGTTCAATAGTCATTAGTTCTGTTCTACCTTTCGTAAGTGTGCTACTACATTTTTAGAAACTTTCTGTAAGTCCTCTACTACTTTTAGCATTTCATCTGCGCTAGTAGCGGTAAAGAAACCTAAGAATTGTGCGCCGTCCCATAGCGAGTAAGTGATAGTCATTATTAGTTCTCCCATGTTAGTGCGTATAGTTTTTCTAGTTGCTCGACATCTTCATCATTGAATTCATCTAGCGGTTCTTCTTCTTCATCTACCTCATCTAGGTAAGTGTATTGGTCTGCGACATCTTCTTGAATGGTATTCCATTTAGAGATTGAGTTAGTATCGTATGAGTATGCGTATGACATTAGTTAGCCTCTTTCGTGTTGAATAGTGAGGACATTTTATCATTAGCCTCTGACATTGTTGCGATTGCCTTCAATAGGCTCGCCTTGCGTTGCGCCTCTACTTGCGCCTTGTATTCTTCTAGGTTCATCTCTGACCTTCTTTCGTTAGTTGTTATAGTAGGAATTATAGCCGATTAGGCTGACATTGTATAGCGACACGCCGTTAGGCAGAGTGTGAGTTATCCCACATCTCTTTACACTTGTTAGGGTTTTCCCACCATGGGAAACCTGCGTGATAGTTAGCGGGTGCTAACACTACTTGCCCGCAAGGGCAGAGGTTCATTAAACCTTTAGGGTAGTCGCTAACCTTAGCGAAACCTTGACCAAAAATTGAGTTAGTCATTATTTAACCTCCTTAGAGATACAGTTAATACAGTAGCAAGCCTTGCTACTAAGTAGGTCACGCAATAACGCCTTGCGTGTATAGGCATCTAATCCATAAGAGGATTTAACTCCACCATTGTGAAATTCATGCACGATTGTGCTATAGATTGTTTCTGTTAATTGAGTCATTATCTGACTCCTTTCTTTATCAAGAACCTTTCTTGATTTTCTTTATACTTTAAGCATAGCAGGGGGGTCTGACATTTATACCTGTTTTTCGGGCGTGTCGGAAATAAATCTTTGTGATTAGTATCACATTAGGGTAGACAAACTATACCAATTTGGACATTATGGGCGGACTATCCGTTTTTTTCTTTCTTTTTTTTACTATGTATCATACAAGATAAAAATATATTAACATTTTATGAAATCTGAAAAGCTTGACATGAAAAATAGAAATAGTATACTTCGAATAGGGGGGTCGGGGGGTCAGTAAATCAATAAATAATAAATATTAAATATATAGTAAGACCTAAGACCTAAGACCTAAGACCTAAGACCTAAGATCAAGTGATACTTGAAAAAATATTATTTTAACATTTTACAATAAGTAAATATTACAGTCAACTAGAATTATGGTACAATAGATTTATGAAATGTGACTTTTGTGAAAACCCAAAATATGTAGAGCGTATTAACGCTAAAGGTATACTTGAGAATTACTGTACACATTGCATTGAAAAATTAATTAAGGGCGGGAAATGAAAACAATAATTGCAGTGGCGGTGGTAATAGTAATAACCTTTATTATTGGATCCATGTACTACATAATAGGCTAATCCCAAGGGGATATAGCTTAATGGTTAAAGCACTTGTCTTATATGCAATAGATTCTGGGTTCAAATCCCAGTATCCCTACTACACAGTAATATAATCTCAGTTGACTAGGATAATATATGAAAAATAAATTTATAGGAATGTTGGCATTGCTGGTAACAGCAATGTTTTCTGGATACATGCTATTTTCAATTTTAAAAAAAGCGGGATTCTCAGAAGCATTCGATTTTGATCTATTTGAAGATATAGACGAAGAAACCTTCTAGTGTTAAATCAGATCTTAGTAGACCAATTAGCCAGTGTATTAGCTGAAGTTAAAGTCAATAATCAAAATTACTATATATCTGAATCTGACTATGCCTCAGCATCTCTGGAATGGGTCATAGAAGGGCTACAAGGCCATTTAGCCAAATGTTTGAATGCATCTGAAGGGTATTGTGACATCTGGTACCTAGAATCCCATTCTCAGTGTAAACTGCTAATGGATATTTTGTACGAGTTCACATCTAATGATTTATATAATAGATACTTTGGTAAACGGGACTTAAATCATTAAAATGTTCTTCTACCGCCGCCGCACTTTTTTTCGCACTCTATGTTATACTAAATACGTCTAAAGTAGACTATTTACATATAGATTAGGAACATTATGGCAAGACCAACCCATACCCCGCCTCAACGAGAAACTTCTTACATGCATGTTATTGATAAAGAAAAAGAAGAACTAAAGCCATTTCAGAGCTCAACGGTAAATTGGGGTGAATTAGCTAGAGAAATAGCTAAGGTCAAGGCAGTTCCAAACTATGAGACTGGATTTAATCCAAATACTCCTTATGACTCTACTTACAATCAGACATATTACTTTGCTGGTAATGAAGACTCTGTCTGGGAAAAAGATGAGAACATTACCTACATCATGAACAATTATGGACACCGATCCGATGATTTTACAGACAAGCATGATGGGCTACACGTACTATTTTCTGGATGTTCTGAGACATTTGGCTTTGGCGCAAACATAGAAGACAATTGGTCAAAGATTGCCTACAATGAATTATGCAAAACAGAAAAGCTTTCTGGTTTTTACAGACTTGCAATATCTGGAGCAAGTTGGCATGTTATTGTTAATAATATTTCTGGCTATATAGAAAAGTTTGGTAAGCCAGACAGGATCTATATCAATATGCCAAACATTGAAAGAATGGTTGAATACGATTTTAGAGCTAACTCATACTGGGATAACTGCTACCCAGATACAATGATGTACCTTTCTCAAAAGGAAATGCAGGATAGGGATTGGAGTGGATTTGTTAATGGTCCACTGTTGACAGAGCAACAGTTCTTAAACAACCTAGCAAACTTTGCAATATTTATGCGTATGTTTGAAACCATGTGCGATCAACTGGGAATTGATTTAACTTGGACATGTTGGAGCCATTACTCAGATGAGTTTATCAAAAACATTCCTCATATCAAACACTATCAATCAATGTTTAATTTAGATGCTTTAGAATACACAAAATCTCAATTTTACTCAAGACAAGAAAATAATAGAAGCCAGCATGTCAACTTGCATGTGCAGCAACACTGGGCAAACACTGTTTTAGGCAAAACAAAAGATTCTTCTGGTTTATCTCAAGAAGAAATAGATTTTTTGAAAAAAGATTTGTCTGGTAGAGGCGATTATATTTACTAATGGGTGATTTTTTTGTTGCACCAAATCCTTTGCCACACACAGACATAAGCTTGGCAATTGTTAATGATATAGAAAAAAATAAATATTATAATTTTTCCCAACAGCAAATAAAAGATCTTTGTTTTAATGAATTATCTGAACCAAAAAATAGACACAATGGATATGGAATCCCAGAAGGAAAAGATGAATTCTATGATAAAGAAACATTGTATTCTTTAAATTCAAAATTTTACAGATCCCCAGAGTTTCAGAAAAATGTTGATGTTTTATATTCTGGCTGCTCTGTAACATACGGTATGGGCTTGCCAGAAGATTTTATTTGGGGGACAGTTGTTGCAAATAAATTAAACAGCACATACGCTAACATTTCAATCGCTGGTATATCGGTAGAAGAAATAGTTTCTAATATCTATAGCTATTTTAAAGAGTATGGCCATCCAAAAATTTTAATGTGTCTTTTCCCAAATTTTGAAAGAATGAGAGTTCCTATAAATAATAATATTTTTATATCCAAGAATTCTATAGACAATAAAGAGAAAATTCTTCAAGAACTTCATTTAAGTAGGTACGCAATTTTAGAAGATAGGCCTAAATATTCAAAGGCACCTCATTTTGCAGAAGACGTTCTTCCCATAGAGATAGCTTACTGGACGTCTCTAAAAAGTATAATGTTTTTAGAACAATATTGCGAAACAGCGGGAATTAAGTTTGTATGGTCAACATGGATGTACTCTGCTCATGATGCAATAAAAAAATTAAACACAATGAATTCAAATTATTATAATGGATTTGTTGATATAGAAAATAACAATTGGGAAAGCGATTCCTCTAAAGAAATTGATAATTTCCATTTACATAAATATGAATTAAATGAAAAATGCACATGTATTTTTGAGTGTCACAAAGAAATGTCAGAACTTAAACATTTTAATCTTGCCCTAGATCGTGAGCATGGGCATCATCAAGCTCATTTTGGTTCACATAGACATATGCATTATGCAGAGCTATTTTTAGATGCTCTTAGAGGCTAATGCTTCAAAATATTGTTTTCTGTATTCTGTACGCCAATAAAATGTAATTAGATTAATTCTATTTCCCCCAGTAACCTCATTTACAAAATGTAAGGCGTCCATGTCTCCCTTAAAGAATACAAAAGTTCCTGGCTTAGGCTTTAATTTTAAATCATATTGCGGAAACTCTATTTCTCCGCCTTGATATTCATCATTTAAATATAAAAGAGCCGACCAGTCTGACTCAAATCCAATTTTATCAATTGTTTCTGCATCTGTTCCATGAGCATAAAACTCTTTTCCGCCAGGCTCATAGTTATCGTAATGCTCTTGTAATTTTGCACCAGTAATCATTTTACTTAAAAATATTGTTCTTAGGTCAACGGATTCAGAATAAAAGTTAGAAATTGATCTACCCATACTGTTGGTTATATTAGTTATTAAATCTGACGCAATGTTTTTATTTTTATTTGCTGAGTATGGAGGAAATGGTGAACCTGGGCCAACTGTCCAAGCATAATCAAGACCTTGAGATGGTCCACCTAAAATTCCTTTATTTGGAGTTTCTGTAAATGAGTCATTGTAGATATTAATTAAAAAATCACATGTATCTTTTGATATATAGTCTTCAATTATGTTTATAGAGCCAAAAGTTTTTACAAGAGAATTCACTGTTTTTTCTTTTCTAGTTTTTCCTTTTTAAAAATTTTTTTAAAAAAGTTTTCAATTCTTGTTTCTAAAATGCCGCCAGGAGACTCTTCCTTATAATGATCAGACTGAAAATAAGGGCTGTGCATTACCTTTGAAAAATGTCTTGGGCTCATATATATATTATACACCCGATAATGACAAAACCCAATCAGAGGCGGATCCGATTGGGTTTTGTTGTGCATAAGCACATAAGGGAGTGTTAACTCAACCTTAATATTATTGTATATTAACTATAACAATAAGTCAATAGATTAATTTTTAAATAAATCTTTTTCAATAATAAAGTCATAAAGGTTTGAAAGGGTCCAAAGTAAACCTTGCTGATTCTTTATAATTGTTTGTTCAATTTCCATTAGATCCATTCCGCTTTGAACACATGCTGATCTAGTGTCATTTTGAACTTTTTCTAACATTGCGTGTACAACTTTTTCTTTATCCATCTTATATTTCCTCCTGATTATTTTCCGCCACACTGAATGCTGGAGCGGGTCCTAGTAGATAACCTTCTTTATGATATTCTACCATTTTACTTATTTCTTCACCACCTACAACCTTGTCAGCCAAAAGGGTCAAGATATCATAAATCCTGTGAAGCATTATATAATTTACCATAGGCAAATTATCTTCTAAATTTGAAGATTCTTTATTTTCCATAATTTTCCTCTCTTAAAAATATTTTTATAAATTCGCTATTATTATTTTTTAAGTAATTAATAATTTTTATGCCATCTGGTTCACAATAAATTTCTTTCATGTCCAACTCTAATTTTGAAGCAACATACGTGTAAGCAGTAAAATTAATTTGATCCCCAGTGTGTATTTTTAATAATTTTGTATTTTTGTTTGCCATTAATGAATTTATAAAGCTGCTTCCTGCGAGAGAACAGATAAAATCAGATTCCTGACAAATTTTTATTTGATCAAAAAGGTCGTAGTCTTCAAGATAAATGGTCTCATAGCCTAAAGAATTAAAAAATGCTTCAAGCTCATTGTAATTTTCTATAAGCCTGTCTATAAAAACATGTTGCTTTCTTCCAATAAATATTTTTTTATTTTTTATTGTTTTATTTTTAGGAAACATTTCTAATATTGTTTTATATGAATAAAATGTTTGCAAGTTAGATAAACCAGTAACTAAATAAGAATGATATATATACTCTTTTGATATTTTTTCATTTTGGAATATGGTCTCAATTGCTGGATCAATACCTTGGGCCCCAAAGCTGTCCCTATCATAATAAAACATATAGGATGCATCAGAAGAAAAAGTCATTCCTTCTTCCCAAACTAGACATTGGAATTTTATTTCAAAATTATCTAAAATATCTTTCATGTATTTAAAAGTCATGCCTTTATAGTTTTTGTGCATAGAGTCATAGATACCATCAATAATTTTTGTAAAATGTGGAGGAGCGTATTCGGAATGAGTCACAGCTGCTTCATCACTAATGCAAAAAAATACAACTTTAAAATCTTCGTTGATTTTTTTTAATGTTAAAATCTGTGGAAATATTTCTACAAAGTCATGATAATATCTTCCACCCAAAGGCAAAAATAAAACATTGCCTTCAAAATGAATATTGTTAGAAAGATCTTTAGGAATTTCATTTAAAAGAATTTTAGTAAATAGCCATTTATCATTAGCATTTATGTGTAAATTATTTTTTGTAAAATATGGCATTTTTATTTTAGCAATATGCGTCACATCATTAACTTTATTAAAAGATAGAATTTGGCTCGGATTCATTTTTGTTTACTTTTTCTACTAGGTCCTGATAAAACGTTGCACCAATATAATTTGTGTAGTCACAAGAAAGGCAGTATAAGAAAATTATATCATTATGCGTTTGATTGGGCAGAAGAAAGCCCTGATCCATAGGACATTCAAGTCTAGGAACAAGGCCCTCCTCTGATAATGATATATACTTGGATACATACTGTATCTTTTGCATAACCCCTTATTTCTTTACATCGTTAGGGAATTGCGTAAGCCATTCCTTAGCCCTTGGGGTCATGCCCTTCCAAGCCGACCAATCCGTGCCGCCATCGGTCATATAGTACGTTATCTCTGCGTTTGTTACTGGGTCGAATAACTCTTTGTTACTCTGTAGATTGAATTTCTCAAGTCTTGTTGGACCGAGATCCCCAATCATATTTATCTGAAACAGTCCATAAGAACTGTCTCCTGTATTCTTGTTCCCGTTATATGCAAGCGGTCTTCCATTGGATTCACGCTTTGCTATGGACCAGGCTTTTTTAAGGCCCGCTCCTTCGAATCCTACAGTCTCAAGTAATAGTTTTAACTTTTCGTCTGTAAGCATCTCAGAATGTTTGTAAATTTCTTTACTAAAACTATCTAAAACTTCTTGCTTTAATTGGGCTTCAGTTTTCACCAAAGTTTTTGCAGGTAACGCATTAGCTGGCTGTACAGGAAATAAAAATAATGTTACCATTATGATTACAGTCCATTCTTGAACTAAATTGCTAAACTGCTGTTTTATATTCTCCATTGGCATTTCCTCCTCTAGAGATAACGAACTATAATCATAACATTGATTATAAACCACTGTCAAGTCAGTTGACTAGAAAGAAGATCATGAATTTATCATTTTTTACGCCTAATGTTAATTTAACTAGAGCAACAGGCTATGGCTATGCGTCTTCTAATATCATAGAAAGCTTAAATGCGCTTGGACATAAGGTTTATTATGGATCACCCCAGCCACCAGCACAAATAAATTTTTGTCAACCATTTCAATTTAAAATGCATAAAAATCAATATCAAATTGGTTACACTCCGTGGGAATCAACTGTGATACCAGAAACATGGAAGCCTCATATGAACTTAGTTGATGAATACTGGGCAACATCTGATTGGAATGCTGAAGTTTATGAAAACGCAGGTATTAAAAAACCAATTAAAGTTTTCCCTCACGGTATAGATAAAATCTGGGAACCAAGACGTAGAAAACAAGGAGACGTTCTAAAATTTTTACATGTAGGAGAGCCTGCACCAAGAAAAGCTGGACAGATGGTTCTAGATGTATTCATTTCCTTATATGGAGATAATCCAAATTATTCCTTAACAATTAAAGCACATAAAAATAACACAACAAGGGTTCATGACAACTATATAAATAAATCGATAGTAGGATTGCCAGACCAAATTTATAAAAACATAAAAATAATAACAGATGAAATGTCTGAAGAAGACCTTGTAAAACTTTATCATGACCATGATGTTCTTGTTTATCCAAGCTATGGAGAGGGTTTTGGATTTATCCCTCTTCAAGCAATGGCTACTGGAATGCCAACAATATGCACCAATGGCTGGGCTCAGTACTCTAAATTTTTAGGACCACTAAGATTAAAATCAAGTCTTACTAAATCTCAGTTTTTAAATTTGCCTGGATTAGTTTTTGAGCCAGACAGACAACATTTAATTGAATTAATGAGAGATGTTGCAATAGACTTTAATGCATATGCAGGATACTACTACGCCCAGTCAACTAAAATTCATCAAGAATATAACTGGTTGCAGTTAACCAATAATGCTTTTGATCATATTTTTAAAAAATTTGAATAGCTATAGACCGTTAAATAAAAGTTTGATACACTAGGACTTCAAATAAAATTAGCACCGCAAGGCGGAGAAAAGGTCGTATTTAAAATGTCAAGAACTATTGAAAACCCTTATGAAAACTTTATTGCTTTATCTAGGTATGCAAAATGGGTAGAGTCTGATGGTAGAAGAGAGACATGGGGAGAAACAGTAGATAGATATTTTTCATTTATGCTGACTAGCCTAAAAGATAATTATAATTATATTCCAGATGAAAAGCTTGTTGCGGAATTAAAAGACGGTGTATTTAAAAGAAATGTAATGCCCTCAATGCGCTCCGTTATGACTGCAGGGGCAGCTTTAAGCAGAGACAATGTAGCGGGATACAATTGTGCGTTCCTTCCAGTTGATTCACCACGTTCATTTGATGAAACAATGTATATTCTTATGTGTGGAACAGGTGTAGGGTTTTCTGTTGAGTACAAGTACATAAATAAGCTTCCCGCCGTCCCAGAGTCATTAGAAAAGTCGACCACGGTGATTACAGTAGAAGATTCAAAGCAAGGCTGGGCAAAGGCATACCGTGAGTTGTTAGCACTACTTTGGTCGGGGCAGATCCCAGCAATTGATGTTTCAAAAGTTAGACCCGCAGGCGCAAGGCTTAAAACAATGGGCGGAAGATCATCAGGCCCTCAACCTCTTGTAAACTTATTTGATTTTACAATTGCAAAGTTTAAAAATGCTACAGGAAGAAATCTTAAACCAATTGAATGCCATGACATTATGTGTAAAATTGGCGAAGTTGTTGTTGTTGGTGGAGTTCGCAGATCAGCAATGATTTCTCTTTCAAACATTAACGATATTGAGATGGCTCAAGCTAAATCAGGTAATTGGTGGGAAGCAAGTCCACAACGTGCTTTGTCTAATAACTCTGTTGCGTATTCACGTAAGCCAGGTATGGAGCAATTTATTGCAGAATGGAAATCTCTTTATGACTCAAAGTCAGGAGAGCGAGGCATATACAATGTGGCCGCAGCTCAAGCCCAAGCAGCAAAGCATGGAAGAAGAAGTCCAGATATACATTATGGAACTAACCCATGCTCAGAAATTATTTTACGTCCTTACCAGTTTTGTAACCTTTCAGAAGTCGTACTACGTGAAAAAGATACAAAAAAAGATATTCAGCGCAAAGTAGAGCTTGCTACAATATTAGGGACATGGCAATCAACACTTACTGACTTTAAATACCTTCGTAAAATTTGGAAAGACAATACGGAAGAAGAGAGATTACTTGGTGTTTCATTAACTGGGCAATTTGGAAATAAGTTTATGTCAGGGAAAGAAGATCTAGTTTCCTTAGAAGCATTTTTAATGACACTTAGAGAAAAAGCAAGAGAAACAAATAAAGATGAGGCTGGGAAAATTGGGATTCCAGAGTCTGCAGCTATTACATGCGTAAAGCCATCAGGAACAGTATCTCAATTGGTCGGGGTATCTTCAGGAATGCATGCATGGCATTCTCCATATTACATTCGTACTGTCCGTGGGTCAAAAGGCGATCCAATTTCTACATTTTTAAAAGAAGTTGGAATTCCCGTAGAAGATGATGTAATGAAGCCAAATGACACATACGTGTTTTCGTTTCCAGTAAAAGCACCAGAAGGTGCAATTGTTAGAAATGATTTGACAGCTATTGAGCATCTAAATATTTGGTTAGTCTATCAACGTGCATGGTGTGAGCATAAGCCATCGATTACAGTTTCTGTAAAAGAAGATGAATGGATGGAAGTTGGTGCTTGGGTATATAAGCATTTTGATGAGGTGTCTGGAATTTCATTCCTCCCACATTCTGATCACTCTTATAAGCAAGCTCCCTACCAAGAAGTTTCAAAAGAAGATTATGATAGTCTTGTTGATAAAATGCCCAAAAATATTCGTTGGGAAGATTTATCTTTTTATGAGACAGAAGACGGAACATCTACCAATGCCACGCTAGCTTGTAGCTCAGATGGAAATTGCGAGCTTGTAGATATCTCAGCATAGTGGTAGAATAATAGGATTGGGGAAACCCAAAATTCTGGGCACTACGCCCAAAATGGAGATGATAAAATGGCTAAATTCGATAAAGCGGATTTAAACAAAGATGGAAAGGTAACTATGCAAGAACAAATTCTAGCAGCGCTAGCAAGCTACGGAAGAGCATTTCTTTCAGCAGCACTAGCTTTATATATGACAGGCAACACGAATCCTAGAGATTTATTGCTTGGCGGAGTCGCAGCAGTTGCACCCGTTATCCTCAAGGCATTAAACCCTAACGATAAGAGTTTTGGGTTCACAAACAAGGCTTAACAAATAGTCAATTAGAAATACTCCTGTGCTAAAATTAGTACAGGAGTATTCCTATTTAGGAGACTATGGCAAATGGCAGGACAAAAAAACTTTGAAGTAGATCAAAACGCTACATTTAGCTTTATAGTAGAATATAAAGATAATAATGGAAATGCAATTGATCTTACTGGTGCATCCGCAAAAATGCAGATTCGTGATACAAAAGGCGGAGCAAAATTAGCTGTTACATTAACTTCACCATCTGGAGGCATTGTTCTTGATGCTCCGAATGGTAAATTAACAATTAAAATGACACCAACACAAACAAACAAACTTTTTTATCCAAAGTCATCTTATGACATCATGGTTATCGATTCTAATGCGAATAAAATAAAACTCCTTGAAGGTTTTATGACTCTCAATAGATCGGTAACTATATAATGCCAGTATATGAATCACAAGAAAAAATTATAGTAACTGAAAATATAAATACAGCCGTCGTATCTACTCCAGGCCCACAAGGTCCTGCTGGAAAAACAATTCTAAATGGAATTGGAGCTCCTGCATCAAATCTTGGTCGTATCGGAGACTTTTATTATGACACATCTACTTATTATTTTTATGGCCCTAAAGTCATTGATTCTAATTGGACGGATGTTCCGAGAATTAAGTTAGCAACAGATGCTCTTGATTTTTCATGGTCATTGCAGATGGTTCAGGGTCCTACAAACAACATATACACAGTAGATATATATCACAATTTAGGATTTTATCCTAATGTAACAGTAAAATCAAGCGCAGGGGATATTCTAGAAACTGGAATAGACTACAATAGTATAAATCAAATAACACTGACGATGGCACAGCCGTTTTCAGGGACAGCATACCTGTCATAAAAAGGGAGATAGAAAATGGCAAGAAAATTTTTAGTTAGCGTTGACCTCAATAAAAATGAGCTGCTCAATGCCAGGATCCAAAACTTAGGATCAGCACCATCAAGCCCAGTATCGGGTCAAATTTATTTTGACACTGGCACAAATGTTCTTTATTTCTATAATGGAACAGCATGGATACCAGCCTCTGGTTCCACAGAAGTAATTCAAGATGTTATTGGTTCATCCGTACTTGCAGGTACAGCTTTAACCGCAACATATGATGATCCAGCAGGAACAACAACATTAAGACTAAATAATACTGCGGTAACAGCAGGTTCATATGGATCAACAACAAAGATTCCTACATTTACAGTAGATGCACAAGGTAGATTAACTGCTGCAAGTGAATCCGATGTAGCAACAAATCTTTCAATTGCTGGAGACACTGGCACAGATACAGTAAACCTACTTTCAGATACCCTAACGGTTTCTGGGGGAGAAGGCATTGATGTAGCTGTAACAAATAATACAATTACAGTTTCAGCAGAAGATGCAACATATACAAATAAAGGTGTTGCTTCATTTAGCTCAACAGATTTTACAGTAACCGCAGGTGCTGTATCTCTTAATAAAGATCCAGTAATTACCCTCTCAGGTGATGTGACTGGTTCTGCAACAATGACAAACCTTGGCGACGTAACGATTACAACTACAGTTCAGCCAAATTCTGTTGAATTAGGAGCAGATACAACTGGCAATTATATTGCAACTATTGCTGGAACAACTGGAGAAATTACAGTTTCTGGATCTGGATCAGAGACAGCAGCAGTAACAATAGGCCTTCCTGATGATGTAAGTATTACTAACAATTTAAACGTTGGCGGTAACTTAAATGTATCAGGAACGATTAATGCAATAAATAGAACAGAAGTTAATATTGAAGATAATACAATAAAGCTCAATACTAACTTTACTGGCTCACCAACTTCAAATGCTGGAATTATAGTAGAGCGTGGAGATGAGTCAGACACTGGACTTATTTGGAATGAATCTGGAAATGAGTGGACACTAACAAATGATGGTTCAAACTATCATTCAATAGTTCGCAAGTATTCAACATCTATAGGAGACGGATCAGCAACAACTTACACAGTAACACACAATCTTGGATCACAAGATGTAACTGTTCAAATATATGAGTCTGCATCCCCATATGCACAGATTGAAGCAGACGTAAAGCACACATCTAATACTGTAGTAACAGTTGATTTTGCTACCGCCCCAGCCTCTGGAGCTTATAGAGTAGTTGTAGCTGGATAATTTTATGTCAAGAAAGATGAAGGTTCCATTAAACCTACTTACTTTATCAGTTAACCCTTTATCTGGTACTGAAGGTGATGTATATTTTAATACAACAACAAAAAATATTAGAATATACAATGGAGCCGTTTGGGTTGATGTTACCCCTGCAAGTACAGACCCGACACCTTTCTACATGCATACGCATACATATGATGGAGATGTTCATACGATAGATGTCTCAAATCCAATCACATTTACAGTTATAAATGATAAGTCTTTGATTGAAGAAACTTTGCCTGGTATAATTGGCTTAGATGGTGGAAATGCAAGTTCAAATATTACATCTCCCACATTAACAAATTTAACATTATTGGACGGTGGCACAGTTGGCAACTAATTTCCCAAACTCGCTAGACACATTAACAAATCCAAATTCATCAAATCCATTATCAAGCCCATCACACTCACAGCAACATGCTAATGAAAATGATGCAATTGAAGCCCTGCAATCTAAAGTTGGTATAAATGGATCAGCAAATCCAAATTCCTTAGACTATAAAGTAAGTTCTATTGAGTCTCAAATTACCTCAATTAGTAATTCAGCAGATGCAGTATCTACCTTACTTGGCCTTGAAGGAAATAACGACCTTGTAGTCTCTGGAATTGAAAACAAGACAGTCATAGATTATTTTTCAAAAGCTGGGTGGAGAACAGTAAAATACGAGATACAGATATCTAAGACTTCTGGCTCTTTGTACTATTCATCTTCTATACTTGTTTTAAACGACGGAACAGACATACAGGTATCAGAATCAAATATAGTTTCAAATTCAAATAGTTCTTTAGCAAATGTTACTTTTGAAGAAAGTAGCGGTATAATTAATCTATGTGTGACACCAGTTTCTGGATCAATAACGGTAAGATATTACAGAACAGCATTAAAAGCATAAAAAAAATAAAGCAGTAAGAGGAGTCAGTAATGGCAACAGTAAACAAAAATTTTAGAGTTAAAAATGGTCTTATCGTTGAAGGAAGCACGGCTACCGTAAATGGATATGATTTACTAACCAAGGCACAAGCAGACCAAGACTACATTGTTAATTTAATTGGCGGAACAGCTACATCAGCAAATACAGCAAATACTGTTGTAAAGCGTGATGGATCAGGCAATTTTGCTGCTGGAACAATTACTGCAACATTTGTTGGTAATCTTACTGGTAATGTAACTGGTACAGTTTCAAGTCTTTCAAATCATGACACATCCGATCTTGCAGAAGGCTCAAACCTTTATTTTACAAATGCTCGTGCACTTTCAGCAACAGCCGCAGCATACGATGCAGCAGGCTCCGCAACAGCAGCGCAATCAGCAGCAATTACTGCAGCAGGAACAGATGCAACAACTAAGGTAGCAGCAGAAGCAGCCCTTAGAGTATCAGGCGACGCAGCTTCAGTTTCAACTGCAGCAGCAGACGCAACATCTAAGGCTAACGCAGCCCAGTCAGCAGCAATCACAGCAGCCGCAACAGATGCTACAACTAAAGCTAATGCAGCACAGTCAGCAGCAACTACAGCAGCAGCATCAGATGCTACAACTAAGGCTAACGCAGCTCAAGCAGCAGCAGAAGCAACTGCAGCAGCAGCACTTTCAACACATTCTGCAGATACAACAAACATTCATGGTATTGCGGATACTTCACTTCTTGCAACTACTGCAAACGTAGCAACTGCCAAGACAGAAGCAATTGACGCAGCTGCATCAGCAAGCACATCAGCAATTTCAGCAGCAATTGCAACAGAGGTTACAAACCGCAACGCAGCAATTGGAACTGCAGTAGATAACCTTGTTGATGGTGCACCAGCACTTCTTAATACATTAAATGAATTAGCCGCAGCAATTAACGATGATGCTAATTACACAACAACTATTACAACAGCTTTGGGAACAAAAGCCCCACTTGCTTCACCAGCACTTACTGGTGTACCAACAGCACCGACTGCAGCAGCAAATACTGATACAACTCAGATTGCTACAACAGCATTTGCTAAGGCAGAAGCAGACGCAGCTCAAGCAGCAGCAGAGGCAACAGCATCAGCCGATGCTACATCTAAGGCCAACGCAGCGCAGTCTGCTGCAGCTTCAGATGCAACTACAAAAGCCAACAATGCTAAGTCAGGTGCAGAAGCAACAGCAGCAGCAGCACTTTCTTCACACGAATCAGACACAACAAACATTCACGGAATTGCAGATACTTCACTTCTAGCAACTACAGCTAATGTAGCAACAGCAGTTTCAACTGCTGCATCAGATGCTACATCTAAGGCTAACGCAGCTCAGGCAGCAGCAGCTTCAGATGCAACTACAAAGGCTAACGCAGCTCAAGCAGCAGCAGAAGCAACTGCAGCAGCAGCTAATACTGCTCAGCAAAATGGAACTACATCATTCACTGCAATTAATTACAACTCTGTTGCTAAGCAAGTTGCAGCAACAACTGGAAATATTGTGACCGCAGCAGCAACAACAGCTATCTCATGGGTAGCAGCAGACTACAGAAGCGCTAAGCTTGTAGTAAAAGCAAAAAATGGTGTACATACTCAGGTCTCAGACCTAGTAGTTACACTTGACACTTCAAATAACGTAGCAGTTTCTGAATATGGAATTACATATTCAAACGGAACAGAATTAGCAGCAGT